GGCAGCGATGCCGGGGGTTTTCTTATTCCTCTTGCTTCTTCTCTCCGGCCTCCGGCTCGATCAGGTCCTCGATCTGGCAGCCGAGAACCTTTGCCAGCTTGAGCAACTGGTAAACGTCACGGGGCACACGGAGACGGCGGCACCATGACTCAATGGTCCGAAGCGGCACCCCGCTCTGCTTGGACAGGTCGGATCTGGTCATGCCCTTTTCAATCAGCTTTTTGTCGATGGGGGTCATGTTCTCGGTCATCGTCAGTTTTCTCATGCGGTGATCACTCCTTTTCAGGCTCTATTATACTGCGTGTGTATGGCTTTGTCAATTTGACGAAATAACCATACATACGCATTGTTATTTGTGCATTATACATCTTGATAACCATGCGTATGTATGGTAATATATAGACACAATAAAGGACGGGGGTAAATCAAAAATGACCAAGTATACGAAGTTCGAGGCAATCTTCAGAAACGAGACGCTGGTGTTCACCGACAGAGATCCGAAGTTCAGAAGCCGACTGGATGTCTACAATTACATCTGCGCAGAGCGGCTCGGCAAGAAGTACGGAAAGTTCATCCGCATCAATGAATCCACGGTTTGCTACTAAGAGGGAGGGCTAAACTACGATGTTGAACATGACCGAGACCGATTACGAGAACTGGCGCGATGACCTCCGCTGCGGCGGACAGGAGGAGTACGACACCCAGTATTCTGCGGCTTCCCTGTACGAGGGCGGCTGGCGGGCCCGCGATCTTCCCGACCTAATCGAGCAGTTCAACTTGACCGGCGACGAGGCCGAAAGAATTTACAACGAGCTGCTCGAAATTGAGCGGAACGCTGATTAAGGCTAAATAAAGGAAGGAGCATGAGTTATGAGCAAGTATTATGAAGTTCGTTTTTACACAAAGAAGGGCGGGGAGCAAAGTTGGGTAATCCATGTTGAAGCGAAAACCGCCAAAGAGGCCAAAGAAATAGCAATTCATAAATGGGCTTGCGATAGTCGTTTCAGCGGTATGCATCAATTTGGTATCAAGGCTCGTTTGCTTAAAGATAATGAAGAATATCGTTGGCATTACTTTGCAGTGGTCGGAGAAGGATGTTTCAACACTGCGGGACACTGATTAAGGTGCACTAAAGAGGACGGAGGATTGATTCATGAAGAAGATTGCAAACAGGTCCATCCCGCTGTTCCAGCTGGAGCAGAGCCATCTGGAGGGCCGGTACCGCAGTGTGGAGTACACACACATGATCGTCAACGGCTACGAGGTCCGTTGGCCGAGCTGGATGAACTTCATGGCTGCGCTCGAAGATCACACCGCCGAGTTCTTCGTTCCGGGTGGAACGTGGGAGCCGCTGGGTGATGAAAAGCCGGAATTTTAAGGAGGTCTGAAGGATGGAGTGGCGTATCCGGGAAAGCTCCCACGGCGGGTTCGTGGCCGAGCGCGGTATGAAACATGAGGGTGGCGTTCTTGCCCCCTCTGGCATCGGCTGCACGATGCCAGCTTTCATTGTGTATGAAAGCTCCCATTTCGATACCCGCCGTCAGGCGGAGGCGTATATCAGAAGGAGGACGAAATCATGAAAATGGTAAACGCAAAGGGCGAGGCCGTCTATTTCAATCGGGCATGGAAGCACGGGAAGGAGACGTGGGTGGTTCAGGGCATCGGCGAAACGCTTGTGATCGGGCGTGACCGCCAGAAGCGCAGGAGCCGCACATTCACCCAGCTGCCGCAGGCTGAGAAGTACCTCGCTCGCATGGGCTTCAAAGCCGCCCCTTGAGCCTTGTTTTTTCCAACGGAAAAAACACCCCCGGAGAAGCGTGTAAACTCTCCGGGGGTGTAACTTTATTCTGAATACACAAAACACCACGCAGGGGCTTTCTGTGCGGGCGCAGAAAAGGGCAGGTGCTATTGTGCATCTGCCCTTTGTTTTGCGTGTGGTTTTACTCGCTGCAGATCCACTCTGCATAGCGGAGATTGAGCCACCCGGCTCCGCTCTTGAGTCTGCCGTAGCTGCCCTGTACCTCGGTGATGGTGAAGATGTTCGGGCCACGAACGACCACGGTGGCGGGGTATTCGCTGCCGGGGCCTTTCCGGGCGGCGACCATCGGGACGGCCACCCGAACCAGAAAGGGCGGCTGCGCCACGTTGTACTGGGTCAGGTTGTACCGCTCGATCATGGCGCAGAGAACCTCGACGTAGTCCGGGGCGGTGGCGTACCCTCCGTCCTTGATGATCTGGGCGGCGGGGCGGTAGTCCAGCTGCCAGCGCAGTCCCTTGTACCGCAGGTCGGTGCCGTTCATCGCCCCGGCGAGGTATGCGCTGTGGTCGGCGATGGAGTCCTCGACGCTGGCGTACACCCGGAACTCGGAGGGCTGCCGGACGGTCTCTCCGCTGCTGGCCTCTGAAGATACCCACGTCATGCTTTTCCCGGTCCATGTGGAGCCGGGCCAGTTGTTGCCGGAGAGGTTCCTCTTCATCCCGAAGCAGTTGTTGGAAGCCGAGGCCAGCGGAGACCGGCCCCAGAAACTTTCAATGATGAACTGGGCGAGGGTGATTGCTGCCGGGATGCCGGACACGACGTTGTCCAATGTGGCCAGCGGTGCGACCTTCTTGATGACCGCTTCGTGGGACAAATACTTCAGTTCTTCTGCTTGCATGGTGCCCTCACTTTCTGGCGGTGTACTTCAGGCTGATCCATCCGGCTCCGCTCTTCAACTTGCCCCAGCCGCCCTGCTGCTGCACGATGGTGAACACCTGCCCCTTACTCACAGTCTGGGCGACGGCGTAGCTCGTGCCCGGTCCCTTACGGACGTTCAGGCTGCTGGCCGTGATCTGAACGATGAACGGCTCCGGGGCGGCCTCTGCGCCCAGCCGCTTGTTGACCTCGCTGGCGATGTACGGGAACTTGCTTTTGAGGTAGGGGCCGGGGCAGAGCGTGGACTTGAAGTAGCAGTGCATCGTGAGGTTCCCGGTCTTGTCGCCGGTGAAGTTGAGCCTCTGGATGCCGTTGCGCTTGCAGATGTCTACGCACAGGTCGATGAGCGAGGCCATCGCCTTGTCGCTCACAGTCCAGTTCGGGCCGAGGGTGTTGTTCGCCACCTCGATGGTGACGGCCTGATTATCATTGTCCGGGCTGCTGGAGGTCCATGCCCGGTCCTTTTCATCGACGTACATCCCGATGCGGCCATCGGTGCCGATGCCGTAGTTGGAACTCGCCCTGCGGCTGGTCGGGGCAAAAACTGCGCCGCACTGCTCCACGGTCAGATTGCCAGCCATGTGGTGGATGGTGATCTTGCGGATGGGCTTCTTGCGAGGGCTTGTTCGGTTCGGGCTGATCTTGGTGTAGGAGATCAGAGGGCTGTTGCTCATGGGAGCGACCTCCTTTCTCCCCGGCGGGCTGCTGCACCCACCGGGGAAGGTCTGAATGTGTTAGTCTTTGGTGATCTCATCGGCGATGTTCTCGGCCACCTCGTCCATCTCCTTGATGGCGGCATCGATGAAAGCGTCCAAGAAGGGCGTGACCTCGATGCCTTTCATCTTGAGCAACTTGATGACCAGAGCGTGCTTGTCGGTCTTGGGGATCTTGCCAGCTTCTGCGGCTTTCTCTGCGCCCTTGACCAGCTTGCGGACCAGCGAGAAGATGCGCTGCTCGCGGAGCCAAGGAATGCCGATCTTGGCAGCCATGAGCATTGCAATGGTGCCGATGATCTCCATGACGCTGGGAAGAATGGCGGTTGCGATTTCGGTGATATTCATAGCTTTCCTCCTGTTAGATGTCGTTCGTTTCGTGGGCCTTTTTGTTCAGGTGCTTCTCCAGCTTGTCGAGCGCATCCTTGCACGGGCCGTTGCAGCCCTGCTCGATCAAGCCCTGCAGGGCACCTTTCAGGCCGTAGCAGAGCAGTGTCTGCTCGTCCTCGATGGACTTGATGAAGTCGCTCTGCTTGCGGTTGATCTGAAAGACCTTGTAGACGGCCACGATCACACCGATGATCACGCCGATGGACGAGATCACCGATGCGGCCCTGATTACGGTGTCGAGGTCAATGTACATCTTCCTCCACCTCCCCTCTGGCCGGACTGGGCAGAACGGCAGAACAGGCGCACTCGATGTCGTGCAGCGATTCTTCCTCGGCTGCAACGGCACCCAACTGCTGAAGCTGTTCGTTCTGCGCCTTGGCGATGCGGAGAAGGGTCGCCACGGCATCGGCTAAAAAGTCGATGAGTTCCAGCCCGCCAGAGGAGTTAGGCATCCTTGTAATCCTCGCCAGTGATGGTTTTGTAGTCGTCCTCGGTGATTGTGCCCTTTTTGACGCGGGCTGCGATGCCAGCCTTGGTCAGACGACCGTGTTCATAGAGGCGGGACAGGCTCTCAACTAAAGTAGTAGCAGTCATAATTACAAAACCCCCTGTTCGATCAGCTGCATGGTGTAGTCGTCAATGGCCTTGCTGGTGTCGATCTCGGTGATCGATGCCAGCATCTGATACTCGGAGAACGTGATCTCCCGGCTCTCGCACTTGTAGTCGGTGTAGGCCGGAGTGCCGTCCTGTTCGGGATGCTCCACGGCGGTGATGTTGCGCCGTTGGATGTAGGTCTCCGGGCCGATGATCTGGAGTTCTTCAGGCTGACTGGAGCATACTTCGGGTACCCAAGGTTTCATGGTTCTTTTTCCTCCGATCTAATTTTGAGATGATTTCTTTGAGCTTGCCGATCTTCACGTTCGGTTTGATCCTGCGCTTGAAGCACTCGTAGGTGTCGGTGCAAGAAAACCAGCCCATGTAGCTCAGCATGGCTGCGATGTTGTGGCGGCAGTAGCTACGCCCTGCCTCTTTCGCCTTGTGGAGGTGCCGGGCCGTCTGTGTGGCCTTGAGCATGATCCGCTTGCGAATGATGGTCTTGTCCCGGTAAAATACAAAGCCCATAAAATCCAGAGGTCGGCCCATTGCTTTCCGCTTGCCCTGATAGAAGAACTTGCAGACCTGCCTGTTCTTCTTCAACTTCAAACGGAACCGCTGCCCCAGCATCTTTCGGATCTGAACATCGGCATTGTGCAGGGCTTTCTTGGCCGCTGCGTAAATCGTCACGTCGTCCATGTACCGCACGAGCTTGTCGAGGCCGAGGGTCTCGGTTATCAACTTGTCGAGCGGCTCCAGCAGGTAGTTGGCCAGCCATTGCGAAATGTAGAACCCCAGCGGGATGCCCTTTTTGAACTCCCGGAGGCACAGCCAGATGACGTGGAGAAACCATTCATCCTTGATCCTGATTGCAAGCTCCCGCATCAAAACGTCCAGCCGGATGCTGTCGTAAAAATGCCGGATGTCAACTTTCAGGAAGTTCCGGGTCCCTTTCGGGTCTGAACGGAGCCACTTCTCAATCCTCCGCTTGGCGTAATGTGCGCCGCGTTTCGGGAAGCTGCCGCAGCTGTACTTGTATGCGGTGCCGGTGATGATCGGCTCCAACACCAGCACGATGATGTGGTGCAGCCATTGTTCGCGGATCTCCGGCTCAAAGATCTTCCGAATCTTACCGTGTTCGTAGATGATCTTCGGGGTGTGCTTATGGGGCTTGAATCCGAGTTTTGGGTTCTTGACTTCTATTCCATCGGGTTTGGTGTTCAAAATCATATCGTGCATCTTCTGAACTTCGTCGTCCAGATGGGCATCGATATACTTTACCTCCGCTCGGCGTGTTTTGCCTTTCCGAAGGTTCTTGTATGCCTTGCGGATTGTTTTCTCCGAAAGCATTGCTTGATACAGATACTTGTACTCTTTCAACTTGTACGCCTATAAGATATTCTTTCTTCTATCTCCTGCGCATGGTAGGTGCGACCGCTTTGCCATGCGCCCTGTATCGGACCTATTTCCACTCATCTTTCCAATTATGGCGAGTAAGCCGCATTTCAGCGGTCAGCGGTGTAGGCTGCGCCCATCATGGCGCAGTGCATAAAATGCAGAGTGCGGCGGCTTTGGCGTAGGATGTAGATTGCAGATAGAATCAGGCCGAGCCGATGTTCCAGTTCGCGTTGCCAGCGTCATTGTTCAGATTGATGCACCGAGGCCCCGTACCGGTGCCATCGGCGCAAGCACCGAACCGTAGGCCCACCGAAGGTGACGCCGCCGCACTCCCCTTATTTATTTTTCAAAAATGAATAAGCTGTTTTGGCTCCACTGGGGGAGTTGCGCTGCGCGCACCCCCAGACCCCCCTGCGGGGCGGTTTAC